GGTACCGTTATCGGCGTCGCGGACAGCACGATCCTCGCAGGACCCATCAGAGGTACAAGCGCAACGGCGGGAACCGCTACCGGCTCTGCTGCACTATCTGGCTCGGCAGCAGGTGGCAGTGTCAGTAGCGGCAGTATCGGATCGGGTACGCCACCGGTTCCCGCACCTGACACGCCGAGAAGCGGCGGGTACGCGTGGTCGTTCTCCGGTGACGCGACACTCATCGCGCCAGATGATCTCATTCAGGGACTCACACAGTCGGTCGCACGAGTGAGCGGCACAATCGGGCACACAGGCAGCACGAGCGGGACCATACCCGCCATCGGTAACGTCTCTGGTCGTGTGCGTATCCGCGAGGACGACGATCTGGAAGTTCTGCAACTACTCGGCATCCTCTAACATAGACGTTATGGCTAAGACGATCCGACCCGGCACCTACGTCAAGGTTGAAACCGACGCCGGCAGGATCAGGCACGCCAGGGTCACAGCCGTAACGGATCAGGACAACATTACGACGCGGCTCGGCACCCCGAAGACGAGCGCTTCAGCAACGTTCGAAGCAGATCGAGTTGTCTCAACGACGACCCGAGGCACGATCTTCATCGAAGATTAGGCGCTTCCCAAACTCATGTATCATTATCCGTGAAGTAGGAGGTGCGGCTTGGCGCGCAAAGCCCCAAAGATGACTGAACTTGTCATTGAGGAAACGTCTGGCGTCGATCATCCGGCGCATTTGCACGAAGGCTGGCTCGTCATCAAGGCGTCTAATACTGAATCTGTGGCAGATGTGCTCGCCGCTCTGCCCGAACCGTTAGGAGAGAGCATGTCGGAACAGGCCACAGAGGTCACGGCTGCTGACGATGACGTAACTCTTGCCGTCGATGAGGAGAAGATGGACGGCATGGACTACGAGTCGAAGCAGATGGAAGAGGAACTGGCGATGGCGCAGGCGCGTATCGCTGAGTTGGAGGCTCGCATCTCGGAACTTGAGGGTTCCGCTGATGAGATGCCGATGGAGGAGGCAGCCGACGATGTCGTTGCTCTCGCGAAGTCCGCACCTGAGCCGATCCGCAAGGCTATGGAGCAGTTGGCTAAGGCGAAGGCCGAGGCTGAGAATGCTCTCGCGAAGGAGCGGGAGGATCGCGCTGACGCCGACGCTATCGTCAAGGCACGCGACACCTTCAAGCACCTCACGCTCGACCCGGAGAAGGTTGGGCCTGCGCTCCGCCGTCTCGCGGCTATCGACGCCGATCTTGCGAAGAGTGTTGAGGATGCTCTCGCCTCGGCGGACGCGCAGAACGAGTCGGCTGACATCTTCACGGAGGTCGGCAAGGGCTTTGTTCCTGCGGGTGACGCGATCAACAAGATGACTTCCTTGGCTAAGGCAGCGGTAGCCGAGGGTAAGGCCGCGACCGTGGAGCAGGCAATGGCTCAGGTAGCAATCGACAACCCTGCCCTATACAACGATTACCTGAGTGAGAGAGGAGCCTGAGAATGGCTTTCGAGTTCTCTAACGCCGCAGTAAAGACCACGTTCGTCGCTGGTGAGGATCTGTCGGCTAAGCAGTACCACTTCGTCAAGATCGACAATGGAGATGGCGAGGTCGTTGCCGTCAGCGGCGCTACCGACCGCCCCATCGGTGTCCTTCAGAACGCTCCGACCGCTGGTCAGGCTGCTGAGGTCACCATCGTCGGCGGCACCAAGGTTGAGTGCGGCGGCTCCGCTTCGTTCGGGCAGCCCCTCTTCGCTTCGGCTTCCGCTACCGCCGTTACGCTTACGTTCGGCACGACCGCTTCAGCCGCGTTCAGCGTCGGCACGTTCATTGAGAACGCTGCTGCCGGTGCTGTCGCTGCTGCCGTCATCGACTGCGCCAACGCTGCGCGTGGACTCTAAGGAGAGTTGAACAATGCCACAGCCCACTAGCAGTCAGGTCCATGTTGACGCAATCCTGACTAACATCTCTGTCGCTTACCTTCAGCGTGCGGAGTCTTTCATCGCTGACAAGGTGTTCCCGGTTGTCCCCGTGGACAAGCAGTCGGACAAGTACTTCGTCTACTCCAAGAATGATTGGCTTCGTGATGAGGCTCGCGTTCGTACGGATGGCACGGAGTCTGTCGGTTCCGGTTACAACATCACGACGGATAACTACTACGCAGACGTCTTCGCGATCCACAAGGATATCGGCGACCAGACCCGCGCCAATGCGGATGCCCCGATCAACGTGGACCGTGAGGCTGCGGAGTTCGTTACGCATCGTCTCCTGACGCGCCGTGAGATCCAGTTCGTGAACGACTTCATGACCACGAGCAAGTGGGCGACCGACGTTACTGGCGTTGCGGCCTCACCCACCACGGGCCAGACCGTGCAGTGGTCGGACTACACCAACTCCGATCCGATCGAGGACATTGAGGCTGGCAAGGCTAAGATCCTGAGCACGACCGGTCTTGAGGCTAACACCCTCGTTCTCGGATACGACGTCTTCCGTCGCCTGAAGAACCACCCGGATCTCGTTGACCGCATCAAGTACACGAGCAGCCAGACGATCACGGAGGACATGCTTGCCCGCATGTTCGACATCGAGCGCGTGCTTGTGTCGAAGTCAGTCAAGGCCACGAACGCTGAGGGCGCTACTGCGGCCTACTCGTTCACCACGGGCAAGACTGCGCTCCTCGCGCACGTTGCCCCGAACCCGGGCATCCTTACGCCTTCCGCTGGCTACACGTTCTCGTGGACTGGCGTGTCGCAGGGAATGGGCCTGACGATCGGTACGTCCTCGTTCCGCCTTGAGTCGCTTCGCGCGACCCGCGTGGAGGCTGAGTTGGCGTTCGACAACAAGGTCGTCGCGTCGGATCTCGGCTACTTCTGGAACACCATCGTCGCCTGATCCGGTATCCATAACTGAATAGCGCGGGAGCGGGATCACCTACACAATGGGTGGTCCCGCTTTCGGCTATCTGCTGCCGGATTGCGATTACACTAGGGAACAGGAGGTTGCCTCATGACTTGGAGTTATTCCGGTAACCCTGGCGCATCGAACCTCGATCACATCAGGTTTCTTATCCAGGATACGGACACGACAGAGCAACTGTTCAGCAACGAGGAACTGACATTCCTGTTCAACCAGTACGGGGATGCCTACTCTGCGGCGATCGCTGCGGTGACGACGCTGATCGCTAAGGGTTCGCGTGTGGCTGAGGAGTCGAAGACGGTCGGTGACCTGTCCCTGTCTGTGAAGTCCGGCGCTCTTGTTTCGCAATGGGAAGCGCTACTGAAGTACCTGAAGGCAGAGCGCTTCCGTTACGCTCCCGCTGCTCCTGTCATCAACCTGAACGCTATCGTGCCAACTGTCGAACGGGTCGAGGAGGACGAATCCACAGACTTCGTAGTCGGGCAGATGGATAACCGGACATGAGTATCGAACGGAACTTCCGCGAACTCTTCTCGCAGACTGTCACTCTGTTTCCACCGACATCTTCTTCCTCTATCGACAAATACGGGAAGCGGTCTTTCAGCGCTTCAGCGTCGGTGTCAGCCTGCGCCCATTACGTCAGCGAGACTGTGCTTCGGCGCACGGCAGATGGGCGAGAGGTCACTGAAGACGGAAGATTCTATCTGTACGGGATCTTTCCGGTAACGACAGACTACAAGTTGCGACTTGATGATGGGGCCGAGCCAATCATCGTCGCTGTAGATACGCCATACGATCAGAACGGTGCGCACCATACGGTCGTTCATGTGGGAGGAAAACTCCAATGAAGGATGGCATCGAACTCAAAGGCATGAAGAAACTCATTGAGGTCACCGAGCGTGTCGATGGCGGCGAGCAGATTCTGGCGCAGGCGATGTATGCCGAGGCGACGACTATCTTGAACGAGTCGAAGAAGATCGTGCCTGTCGCGACGGGCAATCTGCGCGCTTCGGGCAGGGTCGAGCGTCCCGTTACAGGAAAGGGTCGGGCGTCTGTTGAGATCACCTACGGCGGTGCCGCAGCACCCTACGCTCTCATCGTGCATGAGGTTCCCCCGAACACGGGTGGCCGCTGGGGGACTGGCCTGACGCACGCCGCAGGCAAGTCCTACAAGTATCTGGAGATGCCGGTGATGGCGCACAAGGACAAGTTCGTTGATGGTGTGCGTGGGCGCGTGAACGAGATGCTAGAGGGCTCATAATGCTGGAAGCGTTAGCGGATAAGTTGCAGTCTGCCAGTATCGCTACTGCCGGAGTCAACCTCTACATCGGTTTGATGCCGAGTTCTCCTGATGTGTGTGTCGCTCTTTATGAGTATGCGGGGGAGCCGCCTCTGGAAGTTCTGCGCGATAACGCCGCGACACTGGA